CAGCGCTTTGGATTCACCAACCTCTGCGCTTAGTATGGTGCCCTTTTTTTTCTTCACTGAAATCTTCAAGGGACCATTCGTGATATCAGTTTTTGGAGTTGGGTTTGTCACGCCAAAGAACTTATAGAGTGGCGTAACATTTTTCGCCTCGGTTGCTAGTTTTTCAAAACCACCTTGACCAAGTTTTAAGCCGTCTATGGTTTTTATAATTTCTTTTGCTCGTTGTGGATATGGCGGGTCGGCCATCCAGCCGTCTCGACCTCCATCTTTCATTGTTCCGGGGCTTCCATTTAAAGCAGCAACTAAATTCCCCTCAAAAAGCTCTGCTATTCTGTTGGAAGCATATTTGGATTTAGTTACAGACCCTCCGGTCCCAAATGCAGTTCCTGTTTTTTGTAAGCCACTAAAACTTATCTCTTCACCGGCTGTTGTAACCTTTTTTACTCCTTTCGGGAGGGGCTGGTTATTTTCAACGAGATCAAGAAAGGGTTTAGATTTTTCTGCGTCAATCACTACTTCTCTGCCGTCTTTGGTTTCAAAAGGTTCGCCGTTTTTGATTTTATCAAAAAATAATTTTTTATTATTTCTTTTACCTAAATCCTTATAAGTTAAGGTAGCTTCATTCAAAACCTCCTCGATCATTTCGAGAAGCACTAACAAATTATCAGACATAACTGCTCCTTACATTATCTCGTCGGCAAGACCATATCTAACTGCTTCTTCGGCAGAGAGATAGATGTTTACCTTTTCATTAAGTAGTTTCTCTAGCTTCTTACGGGTAAACTTGGTGTTCTCCACCATAGCGGCGATGTAATCTTCTTGTAGCGTCTGAATAGCTTCAAGTTCGTTGGCTAGGTTAGGAAGCGTTCCAAAGTTTCCTGCTGCGACATTGTGAATCATAACGCGGCAGTTCTTGCCAATCTTGCGCTTACCCTTTGTTCCTGCCGCGAGGAGTAGGGTTCCTGCGGACATAACCTTACCAACACCGATGGTGTGGATTTCGGTTTCTTCCATAATAGTCTGCATTACATCATAGAGGGCAAACATGTCGTCTGCGCTGCCGCCATAGGTGTTGATGTAGAATTCAACTGGCTTCTTTTCTTCGCCCTCGGGTAGTAGGCGGTTCATCTCGTTTAGGTAAAGTAGAGCCTGTGTTAGTTCGGCAATCTTCTCATCTTCAACTGAAGAGTAAAGACCGATAACTCTTAGCTCTGGCTCCTTGGGCGGTGCGCCCGCTCCTAACAATTCTTCAAGACTTACTGTCTTGACTTTGGGATTTGGTGCGTCGGTGCCAGCGCCTGCTTCTTCTTTAGATACTGTCTCGGCTGGAGGAAGTACAGTATCAAGAATCTTTCCAATAATTTTACGCATCATTTGTTTGTCTCCTTTGAAAACATAATAGCTGTTTTTTTGTTGTTATTTAGGAATCTCTGCGACCCTCTCCAATCATCAAATTCAATAAAGCCTTTAAATATCTCAGGGTGCGCCTGAAGTAAATAGGCTATCGAGTTATCTTTGTAGTGTTGAGTAACTTTATCGTTGTCTCTCTTAAGAGATTCATACTCTTTGTCTCCATAGGATTTACCATTCTTACGAAGGGCATCCAGTCTGTTTGTGTGGGCGTAGTGTAAGTATTCTAACCCCTTATTAATAATTGTCAAGTAGAAAACATAAGCCATCCTCAAGATGACTAATGATAGTTTAGTAGACTTGAAGAAATATAAGCCTGCGCAGGTGAGCCAGCCAAGCAAGAAGGAGCAGCCGGCTATCACTATGCTGATGACGAGTTCCATTGTGTCTCCAAAAAAATAACCACCTAGGTATGGTTGCCTAGATGGTTATTATAACGGCTCAGGAGATTTCTGTCAAGCTATTATTTTGAAGCGAGTCTACGATAGATGCGCTCGGCTAGCTTGTTCGCCACAGCATCTTTATTCTTCTCACGAATGAGTCGAGCAGAGACTCGGCGGGCGACTTCTTGTACTATTTCTTCTTCGCCCATTTCCTCGTCATCTTCCATCTCGATTCCCATATCGTCATCTTCGCCTTCGGGAGCGGCATCGACCTCTAGTTCACCACCTTCTACGTCTCCTGCTTCACCCCCCATTTCCATCTCATCTTCACCGACCTCTACGTCGGCGTCAAGACCGAGTAGATCTGCGAGTTTGTCAACGATGTCAGCAAACTGCTCTTCTTTACCGCCGTCCATGTCGCCGCCCATGTCGTCCATGCCCATGTCGTCGTCCATATCCATTTCCATGTCACCGCCCATGTCGGCATCCATCTCCATGTCCATTTCTTCGTCGCCCTCGGGCGCTGGTGCTTCTTCGGCGTCCATCTCCATCTCTTCCTCTTCATGCATATCGCGCATTCCGGGTTCATCCTCGTCGTCACGCATACCGGGTGGCATACCGTAACTTCCGCCCATCTCTTGGAGGGGCTTAATGTTCGCTAGCTTCATGAACTGGCGAATCTCTGATTCTGATAATAGTGTCTTGCGAGCCATAGTTTTATATCTCCTTAAAAACTTAATGTTAAATAGTCCACATCACCAGAAGAAGCCAATAATTCTTCGCCATCCGGCAAACGTTTCTTTAACTTAATTAGTGCTTTCGTTTCTATTTGCTTTATTCGAGCAAAAGATAATCCTTCACGCTTTGCTATCTCGCGAAGAGAAAGAGAGCCATTCTGGTGAATCGCAATCATCGTGCAATTGTAATCATCTTCATAATTAATGTGATATCTGCACCCTTCTGCCTCGCAATTTTCTCTCTCTTTTAGGCACTGTTGGGCGCATATCATTAAATGTTTGGTATTCATAGATCTGGGAACTCCTCTGCGATTAAATCAAATAGGTTTTCTTTATCGGCGTCATCAAGTAGCCCCCAATCTTCCAGCTTTTCTTTTCCTTTTCTTTTTAGTTTGAGAGACTTTGCGAATCTCTTTCGACTCAAGATCTTGTGTTCTAAAACGTAATCTTCCATAAAAGCCATAAGATTTGGATCTTCTTGAACAACGCCATCAATCACCGCACGAAAAAACTGAGATGCGTTTAGTTTGTTGTGTCTCAGTCTTATTATGAGCCGCGCGTGATCATCGTCGGCAACCCAAAAGCGGATCGACTTTATGTCTTCTCCGTAGTTTGGATCATCAGCCATCACCACTTCCGATTTGTGATGTGTGTTCTGCTTTCGCCTAGTCCTGCGGAGGTCTGGCGAACAAACTGAACCTTGGCTTGTAGCTCTTCAATAGTGCGAACCCCTGAATAGGAGAACCCTGAGCGAATGCCTTGTTCAAGATCTGAGAGGATGTTGCGAACCTTGCCCCGATAAGGCACGGTGGAAGATACACCCTCAAATGATGAGTACCTCCCGCGCCATTCTACTTGGGCTTCCTTGGATGCCATACCTCGATAGGTCTTGTATTTGCGCCCCTGAGCGTCTGTAAAAACTTCTCCGGGTGCTTCCCTTGTGCCAGAAAGTAGAGAGCCTAGCATAACCGCGTCGGCTCCCGCAGCGAGGGCTTTCACGATGTCTCCAGAGTTGCGAATGCCGCCGTCTGCTATGATTGTTACATCGCGGTCGGTCATAGCGCAATCTATGATCGTTTGCAGACCAGGGTGTCCGTGACCTGTCTGAACACGGGTGGAGCAGATAGAACCGCCCCCAATGTTACAGCGAACAGAGTTTGCTCCCCAGTCTGCGAGATCATTGATTCCCTGGAGAGTTGCTACATTTCCAGCCATAATGTGTAGGTCATCACCAACAGACCCTCTAATGTTGCCCAGCGCTTCTTTCATCATAATATGATGCCCGTGGGCTACATCAACACAAACAAAGGTTGCGCCTGCTGCAAGGCATTCGCAAACTCTGTATAGCATATCATCGCCAACACCAACGGCAAAACCAATGTTCTCTGCTCCGTTGATTCTTGCGTGCCCAACCAACTCTGCCTGTTCTTCTGGTGTGTTGTATCTGTGGATGATTGCCGAACCGCCTTGTTCCGACATCGACCCCGCCATCAAGTCTTCTGAGATTGTGTCCATAGGGGACGCAAAGATCGGTAGATCGAGCTTTAGTCCGTTCCCCAAATCAGAATGGATATCCACTTCAGATCGACTGCGGATATCGGAATACTGCGGAAGGATGAGAATGTCGTCATAAGTTAATGCCTCTTTCATGTTAGTTCCTATTCTTGTCAATAAAGATTCGGATTCCTGTGGGCTCAAACCAAGTGTCTTTATTGGGATTCTCAGGGTCTTCCATAAAATCAACCTTGGGTCTCACACCTCCGGTCTTAACATAACAGATAGACGGCACACCCTGAAAGCCGTATTTTTTCTCAAGCCCATCTCCATCCTCCATGTTAAAAGCATAGAAGTGGACACCATCGTAGTCTTCAGCGAGGTCTACGAGTCGGGGCTTGAGGGCGTGGCATAAGTGGCAGTTAGAGCCGTAGAACTTAATTACGACTTCATGTTCGCCGTCAACTTTTCCGCCTAGAATTTGCTCTAGGTTCTTTCTGTTTATCCTAGCTATTGTCATTTTCATATCCTTCTATGATGCGGTCGAGATACCAACGTGCTTTCTTGAGGTCTTCAAGGGCTTCTGCCTTGTGTCGGTGTCTCGCTACATACTTTACCACATTGCCGGCATTGAAGTCAAGTCCCCAATCTTCGATGGCGTCAATTACTTCTATGTTGCCTTGGTTGTAGTGCGAGGGGTTGTTGACTGCTTCGCGCCGTGCGAGGTTCTCTAGTCCCTCTAGCTGCTGCAAGTAGTTTGCTGCTACCTCTTCGGTGTGGGGTGGGTCATCCATCCCTTGTGAATCGAATAGGTCAATCTTTTGTGTTGGCGTGGGCATTGAGTGCTCCTTGGGTTATCTCGATGCATTGGGGGCAAAATAGTGAAACGTGGGTGGGATTCTCGCGTACCACTACTCGCCAAGTTAGTGCGTGTTCTTTTGATTTTGCGTCAAATGGGGCGTCGCACGTTATGCATGCGTCTGGTCTGTGGCTGAAGCTGGAAATTTTTTGGGCGAGTTTCTCGTTGCCTTTGTTCTTCTTCTTGAGCCGCCGCCGCTGTGCCCTATTCATAGTAGCCCCAACTTTTCAAAAAATTGTTTGAAGTTATACTCTGTAACTTCGGGGTCTTGAAAGTTAGGAAGAAGAAGGCACATGGCGTCATAAATATCATGATTGTTTATTAGGTCATCAAAAGACTTCTTACATCGATCGGCAAAGCGAAGCCCTTTCTTATCTTCATTAAGATCTAAGACCATTAAATAACCTCTCTTTATTTGCGGATAAGAACACTTATTATAGACTGCTACTCCAACTGCCTCTTCAAAACGATTATTGATGTTATTACCTATGCTTTTTTCATTGATAGATTTGGCTTCAATAACCATTTTAAGTTCGTCAGTTGTTTTGTCGTAGAACGCATAATCCCATTTCTTTCTTCTTGAGTCACCTTCTTTTACATAACCCTTTTTTATGTAAAGACTGGTTCCTTCAATCGCTTTTTCAATGGCGATAGTTAGTCCACCAAAGTGTTTGTCCTTATTTTTTTTTAGTTTCTTTACAAACACATGATTTCGATAAACTTCAAGCACGAGGTCTTTCATTTCTTCAGCGTTTTTCACGGTCGCTCCATTCCGGTGATGCGTGGTCCGTTAAATGACGACTGACGGAACACCACCACTGCTGATGGGAATGGGGCACTATTCGTCTCGTCACCAAACTTGATGCGACCTCGGACAAAACGAATCTCATCTGCTTTCATCACGTAGTCGTGCCAATACTTTGTGTCGGTGCGGGCGGGAATAAGCATTACA